GTAACAATACCAAAATCACAAATTGATATGTTGGTATTGAAAGCCAATATTGAGTTAATTCAAAAAGTGGACCGTTTGGTGAATTTGATTGAATCTGAAATTGAGAAGGCACAAGAGAAATGAGTTTATTTAAAGCAATGATTATTGTATTTTTAATATCAATTAGTATTTTTATTTATTCCGTTAATAGAATTGTTTATGAAATTGAAACAACTGGTCTTAAAACTGTTGTTGAGCAAGTATGGTACGGAAAGGCACAAGAGAAATGAATTTTGAAAGAGCTAACACCACCGATTTACTTGAAACAGTATTAAACCGAACTAGAGGCCGATATCTTTCCAAAGAAGATGCCGAACTGGTAGAATTACTCATGTGTTATAGAGATAATAGTAGAATGGAAAAAACCCTTACTGATAAGGAGTTAATCATATTCTTAATGGATGAAATTGATAAAGCATCGGACTGGTTAGTAGAAGGACAAACCCATATGGCAATAGGAGTATTAGGTGGATGCCATGCAGAAATAAGAAAGCACCTGAGTAAATGATGAATATTTACATTGGTAGTTATTGGGTACCATTCCCATCCTCTGAATATGGTGGCACATGGACGGTTATTGCTGAGAATGAAGCACAATGCGTAGAACTACTTAAAGAGCGTGGTGCTTGGGATGACCGATACGAAGATAAGATTGCTGGTGTGGTCGCTGATTCCAAGCGCTTTGGTTTGACTGGCGACCCAGTACCAATGGTCTTGGACACCTTCTATACCTGAGGGTGTCAACAAAAGTGTTAATAGTGGCGCCAAAACGCTCAAAATGTCAACGGAAGTGTAAATAGTCACTGGTTTTGTCAACAAAAGTGTAGATAGTGGTGTGTGTTGTACCAAAACAACAGTCTGCAAAATAGTGCTTGTGGTATTCCATGGTACCTGTATAATGGTCGTATCAGTTGAGAACAAGGAGATTATATGAAGTTGCCGTATAAAGATATTATGATTGGTTCTGAATCAGAAATGATTACCAACCCATTTAGTGGTGAGCAGTGTTTGCTGACACCTGAAGCAGTAGCAGTTTATGATACATTAAAAGGTTGTGAGATTTTCGGTGATTATGCCGGACTACGAGCAGGCTTGAATTGGTTCAGGGAGTTTTTCCCTGCTGAGTATATGGTTTTATTGGATTAATATGATAGATCAAGAAATTGATTATAGTGAATATTTTGAATATCTCGATGAGTTAAGATTATCTGGTGTAACCAATATGTTTGGTGCATCACCATATATTCAAGAGGAATTTGGACTCACTAAGAGTGAATCAGTAAATATTTTAAAATTGTGGATGACATCATTTAAAGGATGATTATGAATAAAAATGCTAAGCAGTTTGTTGTTGCGTGTGAACAACGATTTGGTAAAAATGCCGTTGTTACTCGTGATGGCATTACCCAAGTATGTAATGAATCTGGTGCACCGTATCCATTTTGGTTAGTTACCAAGGCTGAATATCGTTATGACCGTGGTCAGTATAGAGTACCAGCAAGTGGTGAAAAGATTGTAAAGTTAAATGATGCTGATTGTAAAGTTAAAGAACCAGAAGCAGAAATGGCCTATGCACAACCAGCACAAGTGTTGGAGTTCCGCCAACCAAGATTGGTAGATGAATCTGAACCTGCTGTGCCATCGAAATGGCCCGATTATGTACCATTTGGTTTCTTCAAAGATATGAAGAACATTATTAGTTCTAAACAATTCTATCCTGTATTCATTACCGGATTATCAGGCAACGGCAAGACCTTAATGGTTGAGCAAGTATGTGCTGAATTAGGTCGTGAATGTATCCGAGTGAATATCTCGGTTGAAACTGATGAGTCTGATTTACTCGGTGGTCCTACATTGGTTAATGGTAATGTGGTTAATCGTGATGGTCCTGTATTAGTTGCCATGAAGCGTGGCGCAGTTCTATTGATTGACGAAGTGGACCGTGGTTCTAATAAGTTGATGTGTTTGCAGGGTATTATGGAAGGCAAACCTCACTATAATAAGAAATCTGGTGAAATGGTATATCCAAAAGATGGCTTTAATATCATCGCTACGGCCAACACCAAAGGTCGTGGTAGTGATGAGGGCAAGTATCTATCACAGATTTTAGATGATGCGTTCCTAGAGCGGTTTCCAATCACGGTAGAACAGGAATTCCCTGATGCTAAGACTGAGAAAAAGATCCTAACTCCATTAATTGCAGATAAGGATTTTGTTGAGAATCTTTGCCAATGGGCTGATGTGGTTCGTAAATCTTATGAAGAAGGTGCTACTGATGAGATTATCTCCACTCGTAGGTTGGTACATATTGCCAAAGCATTTACTATCTTCAAAGATAAGATGAAAGCAATTACATTATGTGTCAATCGTTTTGACGAAGAAACTAAAATGGCTTTCTTAGATTTGTATTCTAAAGTGGATGCCTCCGTGGAATCTCCTGCTAATACAAGCACCACTGCAGTGGTAACCGAAGTACCTGCTGATATGAAAGCCAGCTGGCAACCATAATGGTAAACAACCAAGTATAGGTTGCCATTCAATTGGCATACCTGTATAATGGTTGGTGTAGCGGTATCAGAAGTTTAATTATGTTTAATTTGAAAAGGATTTAAAATGGCATTAACAGTGCGCAAAGGTAAAGTAAACCGTCATGAGAAAATTACTATTGTATTGCTTTCAGGCAAACCAGTTTCACCACAAGAAATTGCTGAGTGTTTCAAAGGTACTGACCAAGAGAAAGTATTGTATCGTTTGAGTACCAATATCTACAACATTCGTAAAGATGGTGGTATTGTGAAGGTTCTTAAATCTGGTCGTAAGGTAACTGGTTATCAATTGGTTAACTTCACAGAGTTCAACAAAGATGGTCGTTATATTGGTGCAGCAGTAAAATCGCCGAGTGGTGTTGCCAAGCAATCCACAGACGAATCATTTACACAAGCCGTAACAGTACCAGTTTAATCTAAGTCACCGCATGCTCGTTGTGAAACGCCAGTAAGTCGAGGACACCATCATATGTTAAAATATAAATGTGAACATTGCAAAGGAACTTTGTTAGCTAAAGACTTTTATCCAGCATCTATAAAATATGGCTACATGTCATGCAGAGGATGTACCGATGAAAAGCGAAAAGCCCACAAAGAAGGTTTATCACCAAATTATAAAGTATATACAGAGCAACAAAATATAATTACTCCAAAATATGGCCATATGCCTAAAGATTTGGCTAGTGATGAGGAAATGGGCCAAGTGTATATTATTGGTGTTACCACCGAAGATGAAGAAGATTGTTTTGATGAACCAGTTAAGATTGGTTATACTGTTAGTTCAGTTAAAAATCGTTTATCGCAATTAAATAGTTCACATTGGAAAAGTTTAAAAATTATATACGAATCTGATTGGGTGTATTATCCAAAAATGTTGGAAAAGTATTTACATACAAAATATAAAAAACAAAGGATTGGTAAAGAATGGTTTAAATTGGAATGGAATGACTTAGATGAAATACAAGATGATTGTGAAAGTTTAACTTCATTAAAATATGATATAGCTAAAGAATTTTTGTTTCTGAAAGAAAATGGATCTTCCAACTTAGATAGAATTAAATTGTTGAGTAGATTGTATCCAAATATTCTAAATGCAAATTGGTATCATTCGGATGATTGTGCTGAGCGCAACGATGATTGGAACAAATATTGGAATGAAGATGATATGAGATACTATTATGAAAACTGTTATCTCAAAAGGTAAAATATGAAATATCTTATATTAGGTTTTATTATTATTGTTGCATATGCAATTATTACCAGCCTTTACATGAAAAATAAAATGAAAGATGATGATGGAGCTTGAAGTTGAAGTTATTAAAGAATATAAGGACGGTTCTGCTGATGCCACTATTCATTTCGACAAGGAAGGCCTTGAATTGCTTATGCAATGGGGCATGATTGCTATGTTGAAAGAGGCCATTAAAAATGAATCGTTTAACCCAAAGAAAAAGGCAAAGAAATGAATGAATTTCAGAGAGTTGAAATAAAGTTTACTGCAACACTCATGACCAACTTTGGTTTTGAATTAGATCGTGATGAAATTTGGAATGCCTTAAATGATGCATTAGATGGACAGAATACAGGACAGTTCCTAGTAGGTTCAACCGAATTAACTACGAGTGGAGATATTGATGAGTGATTATTTTGATTATGAACAACAGATTCTAAAATGTTGGAATGTTACCGATGATATTAAAGAAGTGTCTGAAGCAATTACAGAGTTAGACCTTTTAAGTATTGATGACACAACCAATGCTTTGAATGGTTTAGCTGCAATGTATGAATTGAAATTTAATAAGTTATGGGCATTGTACGAGGGACCCATCATGGATATTGTCCGTGAGAATAAGATGCTGAATGAAGAATTGGCTGCAATGATTCAACAACAACATAATGGTTGTGATGAGTATGGTTGTGGTGGCAAAACATCCAATCAGGGTGCTGGTCGTCCATCGTTATTTGGTATTGAAACAGAAAATTTCAAACCAGTACCAATTATTAAAGGCTCGAAGAAATGACACAGGAAGAACTCGCAGCAGTCTTAGATTTGGATGTTGATGATTTAACTGGTCATTCTTTAATTCAAAAAGTTCGTGAACAAGCTAAAGCCATTCATGACTTAGAGCAACAAATTGAAATGTTAATTGAAATGCTTGCAAAAGCTAATAATATGAGAAAAAGAAAATAATGAAATATATTGCCAAGCCATCACTATTCAATAATAACGGCCTCAAAGAATTTACCAATGGCCTTGATGCTGTACTGTATCTTAATAAGGTGCTGAACGATGATTTGGTTGATCCTGCTCTCGACTATGTGTTCATTGCACCTAAGGCGTCTCCTAAGCAGTTGAAACATGCAATCGAGGAGTATACTGGCATTGGAAAGCTCCAGATTGTTGCTTAAAAACAACGTTTTGAAAATAACGCTTGTGGTTCTCCGTGGTACCTGTATAATGGTTGTATTGAATCGATTAAGAGAGAGAATATATTATGGGAACACGGTCACTTACATTTGTATACGAAAAATATGGCCAAGTACAGAAGCCAGTAGTTAATATGTACCGCCAGTTTGATGGATATCCTGAAGGTCATGGTGCTGAGTTGGCAGAATTCCTCAGTTCAGGTACAATGGTTAATGGACTGGGTGTTGGTAGTAAAACATTACAGTTTAACGGCATGGGTTGTTTGGCAGCGCAGATGGTTGCTCACTTTAAACAAACACCGGGGGGTTTCTATATTCATCCAGTTGATGTTACCGATTGTGGCCAAGATTATGAATACCACATCTATGATAGTGGTAAAGGTTTATATGTTGAAGTATATAATTGTGGATGTAATTTCTTTGGTGTGAGTGGTGATACTCACGAGAATATCTTCAAAGGCAATTTAAAAGAGTTTACTAAGTTTTGTGGAAAAGAATCGGAAGAAATTAATTTTCAATCCATTGACGAAGTAAAATCTTTGTTACAAGAAAACATTGCAACGGTAACATTTATCAAAAATGATGGTTCGGAAAGAACCATGAAATGTACCTTGAACAAAGAATTAATTCCACAAAAGGTGCATGAAACAAAACGAATCAATGAGCAAGTTCGTGCAGTATCTAATGAGGTATTACCTGTGTACGATTTGATTGCTGAAGGTTGGAGAAGTTTTCGTTTAGATTCAATCATTAAAGTAGAAAAGGAAACAGTATAATGGATCACATTTCACGACAAGATATTATGTTAATGTTATCGGTTAAAGGTTACTTTTCTACCGATAGTTTGGTTAAGATGTCCGATGAAGAATTGGATAATTTGTATATTGAATATGTGGTATTGGAAGAACAATATGCCTGAGAATAAAACCTATACAGTAAACATTGGCGGTAATCCTGTTAAAACATTCACTACTAAGGAAGAAGCATCCAAGTTTATGGTAGATTTTATGCAAGTACAAGAATTGCATCAGTTTTCGCTTGCTTATGTTGATGAAGCTGTGTTAAAATCCGATTTGTTTGAAGCGAATTTGGTATTAAAATATATTATGGAGAAATGATGGCAACGATTGAATCTGATGGTATGTTGGAAGAATTAGCATACGATATTGATAAAGCCCTATTTAAATGGTTGAGTGCCTATGAAATGCCACCATTAAATCTGACAGCGGTTATATTATCACGATTGACTTGGTTATCAAAACAAGGTGAGTATGAACAAGATTTTCTTAAATTGTTAGAAGCACCACAAAAAATATTAAACGAACAAGAACATAAGGGAGTATTACACTAATGAAAATTGCTTTAGCTTCAGATATACACCTTGAGTTTGGTGATATTATTTTAAAGAATGAACAACAGGCCGATGTTTTGATCCTGAGTGGTGATATCTGCACAGCTAAAGTATTCAAACACAAACCAAAAGATCGTGGGTTGGTTAGAGATTTCTTTAAGAGAGTTTCTTTTCAGTTTCCACAAACCGTATATGTAATGGGTAATCATGAACATTATGATTTTGATATTCGTGATACCTATGATAGGTTAAAGTTTGAGTTATTGCCTTTTCCTAATATTCATTTATTGGAGAAGGAATGTTTTGAATTGGATGATATTACCTTTGTTGGTGGTACATTGTGGACCGATATGAATAAAGATGATTCATTGACTAGATGGCATTGTGGCCAAAGGATGAATGACTTTCAATTGATTAACAATAGCAATAGAATGACACATCACACTAATAGAGTTTATGCCAAGAATCCTGATGGTTCAGGTATGCACTTGAAAGACGCTGAAGGTAATCTAGTTGTTGAGAGAGTTGACCACTATGAGAAGGCATCTAGGTTCTCGGTAGAAGATTCCATTCAAGATCACGATAAGATGGTAGATTACATCAAGCTTGCGGTTGGTGATAGAGGTAAAAAGTTTGTAGTTGTAACACATCATGCACCAACACATGAGAGTATCGCTGAATATTATAAAGGTGATACATTGATGAATGGTGCTTTTGCATCCGACTTATCTGAATTGATTATGGATCGACCACAGATTAAATTGTGGACTCATGGTCATATGCACAACCAATCTGATTATATGATTGGTGATACAAGAGTGGTTTGTAATCCTCGTGGTTATGTTAAGTATGAACAACGAGCAAAAGAATTTCAAATACAATATTTGGAGGTATGATGGTAACAAGACATATTAGCCAAGAAGATTATGATATTCTTCAAGAAGCAAAAGAAATAAAAATGAAAACACAAGGTCCTATGTCACATGAAGAATGGATACATTACCTTTTTAAAACCGTAGATAAACAGTCAGTAGAAATTACTAAGTTGAATAATCAAATTAGAATATTGTTAGCTAAATTGTCAGAAAAATCATGATCGCATTAAATCGTAAACAGTTAAAAAAATTGAATAAATTGGTAGAACATTTTACCGAGGTGGAATGGTTTACTGTCGAACAGAATGGATTAGGCATGCAGGTGAAGTTTAATCTATTTGGTGATGAGAAGAAACGAAATGAACAGAAATGATGTATACTTAGCACTTGATTTGGAACTTAACAATGCCGAAGATGGATCTACACCCAACCCACCGATTATTCAGGTGGGTGTGGCTATTGGTAACTATGCTAATTACATCAACAATAATTTCATTACTCACAAGTGGTATTTTGATCCACATGAACCTATCTTTCCATTTATCACCAATCTAACCGGCATTACTGATATAGATGTGGTTACCAAGTCGGTAACTCACCAGCAGTTTGCCATAGAGTTTGCTGATATGATGAAACTATATAAACCATTCGTTAATCCTGTTACTTGGGGTGGTGGAGATTCAGTTGAGTTGAAGAAGGAAATGTTAGATAGAAATATTACTTTTCCATTCTTTGGTCATCGTTGGATCGATGTTAAGACCTGGTATGTATTGAGATTGCTGGCAAATGGTAAACGTCCGGTCGGTGGCTTGAGGTCTGCAATGAATACCTTTAAAATGAAGTTTGATGGAGAACCTCATCGTGCTGATGTGGATGCTCTGAATACATTGAAATTGTTTTTCTGTATTCTAGAAAGGCAAGAAAAGATTCAAACTATGATAGAACAGGTGAAAGAATTATGATAGAATTATTATGTGCTTTTGTTTTTGGTATGACTTGGGGTTATTGTTTCAGACCAAATAGTCCAGAAGTAAATTTACAGTTATCAAATCGGGTTTCTGATTTGGAAAAAGAAATATTATACTATAAAGATTTATGTAAGTGGCATGTTGAACAAAAGGATAAAAAATGAGTACTAATAATGTGAGTAGTTCATCAAGTAGTGGAAGTAGTGGTATTGGATTTTCTGGCCTACTAACCGTTTTATTTGTTGCCTTAAAATTGACCGGATATATCGATTGGTCTTGGTGGTGGGTAACATCACCTTTATGGATTGGGTTAGCTGTAGTCGTTTTATTTTTAGTGATTGCTGCAGCAATTGCTGTCATCATTGCAAGTTTTCTGGGTAGAAAATAATGAAAGTATGGTTAAGTGGTTACAGAAATAGCTGGCTTTCTCCGTATACTATTTTAGGAAAGATATTCTTCTGGCGTGAGATTGATTATGATGAACCATTGATTGAGAAGTTATCTAGTATACTCGAACCATTCTGTAAAGCCTATCAGAAGGTACATGAGGTTGTTTATCCTCGTTTTGATTATGTGAAGATTGATCGATATGATACTTGGTCAATGGATCATACCTTAGCTCACATTATTCTACCGATGCTCAAACAATTGAAGAAAGATAAACACGGCGCACCATTTACGAATGATAAAGACGTACCAAAAGCAATAAGAAGTACATCAGCTAAACCCAAAGAAAATGAGTGGGACACCGATGAGTTTCATTTTGAAAGATGGGATTATATTCTTGATGAAATGATTTGGGCTTTTGAACAGAAAATTACTGATGATGATGAAGGTAAATTCTTTGATCACTCTGCGTATGATGATGATAAGAAGTCACATAAATGGCTAGATGATATGACTGCAGGTAAAAGTAAATTGAAAGTGGATTTGGTTGGATTAAAAGCACATCAAAAGCGTAGAGAGAATGGATTTAGATTATTTGGAGCCTATTATCAGGCACTTTGGGATTAATTATGAGTTATACAGTTACAACCATTACAGTATCACCTGAAGAATATCAGGCACGATTAACAAATATGTCACATTGTACCATTGAGTATCTGTGTGAACAAGGATATCTTTCACAGAAGGAAGCCGAGGAACTATTGGAACATGTTGTTGTAGTGGCAGTTAATAACAACAGCTTGTTTGGTAAACTCAGAGAACGCCTCTTTGGGGGAAAAGAAGATAAAAACTTTAGTAAATATATTGTTACCCAAATATCATGATACCCTATATTGATTATTATAATGCCAGAAAATCATTGGCTATGGCCGAGGAAACCATCAGAATGATGAATGATCCAGACAATTATATGTTAGAGGCACAAAGGGATATGCGACAATTGGAAGTGGAACATTTCCGTGAACAATCTGTTAAGTTTACCATTGGACTATTGACTGTAACTGTATTTTGTGTTATACTCTATGTTCTTTATTCGAAAGGTATATTGAATGTTTTCTAAATCAATTGAGTTTTTAAAGAAGCACTTTGTTATTATTATTGGTGGTTTGATTATTGCTTTTTTTGCTTATAATCAATATGTTAATTTTATTAACCCACCAGATTTGGGAGTATTTAAGGGTTCTATTCAGAACCATTTATTATGGTCCAATAAAGGGGAATGTTATTTTGTAAGGCCTTATAGTGGAAGTACCGTATATTTAATTAAAGTGGAAGATTGTGATAAGAAATGAAAACAAATAAAGATTTTAGCCTAAGTAAAGAGTCAAAGCGTATTCTTGCAACGTTATCCACATCAAAACGTGGCCATTGGAAGGGTATGATGATACAAGCAGAAATTGCTGAAAAAAACGCCAAATTGGCAAAAATTCGTGAACCTAAAGGAGAAGTAAAACAACCTTAGAGGTACTTCCATCCTAATAAATTATTTCTACAATATTTTTGTAATTGAGGTATTTTAATATTTAAAATGAGGGCAGCATCTTTAGCACAGTTGTAAAAATTTGTTGTATATATACTTGACATAAGCTGTGTTCTTGTGTTATAGTGTTAAACATAGAGTGGGTAGATGTTATCGCATCGTGACCTGCATTTATTTATATAATTTTAATAAAGGAAATAAAATGTCACTTTTTGTCGAGGTATTTGATTTGGAAAAGAATTGTAATGTTATTATCAATCTGGATTCATTATTGGAAATTGCTCCTAAACAGAAGTTAGTTGGTAACCGAGTTGCTGATGATGGTTGCGATTTGTTCTTTGCTGACGGTGCCGCTGTTGGTGGTAAACGTACAATGAAGGTTCGTGATTCTTATTCTATGTTTAAGCAATTTGCTATGCAAACTGTATCAGCTGATGACGTTGCCAAAGTTAATGGCCGTGTTTCTTCTGGTGTTACCAAAGAAAAAGCACCAATTACAATCCCAACTTTGTGAGTCGTTTTAAATTAATCTGTGAAGATGAGGCCATTCCTTTTGGGTCTGGCCCATCTAAAACTGTCCGTGAGTTTGAAACTGAAGATTTGTATGAAATTTTAACAAATGCAACACAGTTTCTACTTGGATGCGGATATCTTTCCGATGAAACAATTCTAAGTTTAGGTAGAGAAGTTAATTTTGATAACCTTGATGCAGATGAATTGGATGAGTTCACAGAGAATCTATTTACTGGAACTCCGATCCCAAAAGAATAAATAAAGGGATAATCTTTAACCTTTCATAGGAATCCCATGTTTATACTTGTAATTGACCCATCAGGTCTCACATTAGATTGGTGTTTACGCTGTGTTGCAGCTGGACATACAGTAAAACTTTATACCAAAGGTTCAAGAGCTTCCCATATTGGCCAAGGATTGATCGATAAGGTTACTAATTGGAAACAATACGTCAAAGTTGCTGATCTAATCTTTAGTTCTGATAATCTTGAGTTTATGGATGATATCCAAGATTTAATCAAACAAGGTTATCCAGTATTCGGACCAGGTAAAAATGCCGCTAAATTAGAATTAGACCGTATGTACGGTCAAGATGTTATCAAGGCATTTGGTGGTCCAATCATTCCTTCACACGAATTTAAAAATTATGATCAAGCTATTAAGTTCGTTAAAGAGAACCCAAAGCGTTATGTTTGTAAACCTTGCGGTGAAGAAGAAGATAAATCTCTTTCATACGTTGCTAAAGATGAAGCCGACTTAATTGGTTTCTTGACAAAACGTAAAGAAAAAGGTAAGGGTTCTCCTTACTTCATTCTCCAAGAATTCAAAGCCGGTACCGAAATTGCTTGTACTGGTATATTCGGTCCTGCCGGTTGGATGCCTTTCTGGTGTGAAGGTTGGGAATTCAAGAAACAGATGAATGGTGACCTTGGTGTGAATACAGGTGAAATGGGTACTGTTACTCGTTACACTAAAGAATCCAAGATTGCTGACATTCTTATGAAACCAATGGAAAAAGAATTACACAAGATTGGTTACGTTGGTATGCTCGACATGAACTGTATCATTGATGAAAAAGATGGTACGCCTTGGCCTATGGAGTGGACCGCACGTCCAGGTTATCCAATGTGGAATATTATGCAACCACTTATGATAAATGAAGATCCTGCCGAATGGATGCTTGACTGTATCAAAGGCAAGAATACTCTTGAAGTTGAATTTGAAACCTGTGTTGGTGTTGTTATGGCTAATTCAGACTTCCCATTCAACAAAAAAGATGAGGAAGAATACCTAGACTTCCCAGTACTCACGGACGATATTGACCATAAGCATCTACATCCTTGTGAAATGAAACTCTCCAAGACCGTTAAAATGATCGATGGTGAACTCTGTGAGAATGTACCAGAACTTGGTACTGCAGGTACATACATTGTAGTATTGACTGGTTGTGGAAATACAATCTCCGAAGCTAAAGATGAAGCATATGCCAATGTTAAGAAAGTTAAACTTGGTAATGATCCACAATATCGTACTGATATCGGTGAAAAATGTGAAAAAGGTTTGGCAAAGTTGAAGAAATTTGGATATTGTAAGGATTGGAAGTATTGATTTATTAACTTGATTGTGTTATACTATTATTATGAATATATTTTACCTTGCAAACGATCCAAAATTGTGTGCCGAAATGCACGTTGATAAACATTCGATAAAAATGATACTTGAATATGCTCAATTACTTTCTACTGCTCATCGTATTATTGACGGTAATCAATCTGTTGGCCTCAGTAAAACTGGTCGAAAACAAACTCGATATGTTCTTCCTGATAACCGTGAATCTATCCTTTATTCTGCTACTCATGCTAATCACCCTTCAGCCGTCTGGGTAAGAAAATCTGCAATGAATTATCATTGGTTACACAAACTATTGGTCGCTCTATGTAAAGAATATACCTATCGTTATGGTAAGGTACATAAGTGTGAGAGAGATGGATTAGTTAATGTGTTACAAATTACACCAACAAACATTAATTACACTTCAAATTTTACTGAACCAACTCCTGCCATGCCACCGGAATTAATAGTCCCCGGCGACTCCATTACTTCCTATCGTAATTACTATATAAATAATAAAACACACCTTGCCAGCTGGAAGGGTAAAGTAAATTCTCGTAAACAACCGGAGTGGTACCATGCCATCGTATGATTTTGTAAATAAAGAAACAGGTGAACGTGAAGAACACCGTATGTCCTATACTGTGCTAGATCAATTCAAGTTAGACAATCCACATTTAGAAATGCACATTTTTGCCGAGAACTTTCCAGTTTATTCTGATGGTACTCGGTTATCTGTTCCGGGAATGGGTAAAGCAGATTCAACATTTGAGAAGTATGTAATTGGCCGAATGAAAGAACAAGTCGGTCAGAATACAATCAAAGCGGGGCATAAACATAAAGCCCCAAGAGAGTGGTAATACAATAACAATAACAACTCAAGGATCCACATGGTAGCTAGAAAGAAGATTGTACCAGAAGTTCAATATAATCCACATGAGAAAGAATCAAAAGATCCAAGACAGTTACAACATACACATGCTTTAAAAGTTAGAATTGATGATTTAAAAACGTTTCAACCGTTAACAGAAAATCAAAAGAAATTCTTTGATGCTTATAAACAAGGTGATTACTTTGTTGCATTACATGGTGTAGCGGGTACAGGTAAAACATTCTGTGCTTTGTATAAAGCATTAGAAGAAGTATTGGATAAATCTAATCCTTTTAATAAGATTATCATTGTACGTTCTGCCGTACAGTCAAGAGATATTGGCCATTTACCTGGTGATGTTAATGAGAAGATGGAAATCTTTCAGCAACCTTACCAACAAATTTGTCATACTTTATTTGATAGAAAAGATGCTTATCAAAGGTTGGCTGAACAAGGTTATATTGAGTTTATTTCTACCTCATTTATTCGTGGTATGTCATTTGATGATGCCATTATTATTGTTGATGAAATGCAAAACTTGACATTTGAGGAAATTGATACAGTTATGACCCGTGTTGGTTACCGTTCAAAGATTTTGTGGTGTGGTGATTATCGCCAGACAGATTTAAATAAACGTAAGAATGATATGAGTGGTATTTTAAAGTTCTTTGATATTGCTATGCACATGAACGCATTTACCAAGATCGAATTTACTGCTGATGATATTGTTCGTAGTAGCTTAGTTAAAGAATATATTTTAGCCAAATTGAAAATTGAAGATAAACAATAGAGAGAATACAAATGATTTTTGAGATACATAGTGAGCGCAGTGCTGAAGATAAAAAAATCTTCTATTATGATAATGAAACCAACTTCTTAAAAAGTGAAGATGGAATTGTATATGAATTTCCCGAAGGTTCGATTCATGACCATCAATTGACCGAATATAAATCATTCGATAAGGATCGTCCTCTAAAGAAATCTAGGGAAGTTCAGCTTCTCAAAATTCAAATGGGTTTAAGTTGTAATTACTCTTGTGATTATTGTTCACAGAAATTTGTTGAACGAGCACCAGAAACTTCTAAGAAAGATATTGATGCTTTCATGGAGATGTTGAATAATCTAGAGTTCTCTGCTGAAAAAGGATTAAAGATTGAGTTTTGGGGTGGCGAACCTTTAGTGTATTGGAAGACTATGAAGCCTTTGGCTGAAGCCATTGTAGATAAGTTCCAACATTGGGATCGTCTACCACAATTCTCTATGATTACCAATGGTTCTATACTCACCGATGAAATTTGTGATTGGTTAATGAAGTATAATTTTTCCGTATCAATCTCACATGATGGTCCTGGACAATCAGTCCGTGGTCCTGATCCATTTGATGATCCAGTAAAGAAAAAAACTATTCTTGGTTTCTATCGTATGATGAGTCGGTTGAAAAAAGGTATTTCTTTTAACCCAATGATGAATAGTAAAAACAAATCTCGTAAAGAAATCTTTGAATGGTTTGTAAATTTAACGGGTGATGTTAATGTTAAGCTGGGTGAGGGTGGTATTGTAGACGCTTATGATGAAGATGGTATCACAAACTCTTTACAATCATTACAGGAACATTTTGAATATCGCAGAACAGCTTTTTCTGATTTATATGCTACTAATGGTAAAATGGGATTTGTTGGAATTCAAGGTAAAATTGATGGGTTCTTACAATCAGTATTATCACATTCAAACTCAAAGTATCTAGGTCAGAAGTGTGGAATGGATGATGAGCATGTATTAGCGGTAGACCTTAGAGGTAATGTAATGACTTGTCAAAATGTCAGCTCATTAGAAACATCCAAGAATGGTGAATCTCATTTGGGTGGTAACCTTAATGATTTTGATGCCGTTGAAATCAAAACTTCTACACATTGGAGCAATCGTAAAGAATGTGGTTCTTGTCCAGTGTTGCATCTATGTAAAGGTGCTTGTATGTTTTTAGACAAGAAGTTTTGGGATATTTCTTGTGCCAATTCATATTCGGATAACATTTCCTTGTTCGCTATTGCATTAGAGAAGATGACTGGTTACATTCCAACCCTCATTAAAAATGATGCTTTACCGACTGAGCGCCAAGATATTTGGGGTACAATTTATGAACATAAAGAGAAAACTGTAAGAAAGATCATTCCAATCAAAGTGATTAGTGAACTCTCTGGCAATATTGAAGGTGTTGAGGTCTACGGACAATCGTGGGTAAAATGAACATAAATACTGATAACAATAAATTAACGAGTAAACTATGACCATACAATCATCAGGACCAATTGGCATTTCCGATGTAACCGCTGAACTGGGTTTAGGAACAACCTATTCGGCTTCATTGAGTTTTCTTAATGGATTTATGAAAAATCCAGCAACACCACCCAACTTAGCTGAATTTTATGGCCAGGCTTATTTTCAAAGTAATGCACTAGGTAATTGTAACAACGGAAACTGTGGAACCTCAGGAGGAGGTAACGGAAATTGTACTACCAATTGTAACTGTGGAAATATTCAATGTAACAATTGTACTATTGCTGGTCCATCCGATTGTTCAAACTGTGCAAACTGTAATGCTGTCAATTGTGCAAACTGTGATGCTAAAGCGTACTTACAATCAAATTGTAATTGTGCTTGTTCTTATAACTGTACTACTAATGGTGTAACCTACAACTGTACAACGAACCTAACTTCATATAACTGTAATTGTGCTTGTAACTGTTCTAAGATTGTTTGTGCTAAATTGTTTGACCTTGGCATGATGAGTCACAATGTATGGGCAGCAGATCAGGCATATGGTCAGATGTTACGCCAAACAGATAAGAATATCTATCGTGGCTATATTCGTTGGGCCCGTATTGTTACATCGTGGATGGAAGGCAAGGGTCCTGATTTTATGGTTTGGATTAAAAATAAAGAAGAACGTCAGAAAGCACAACAGAAAGCCATGATTGATATGGCTAATAAGATTGGTCAACCATGGTCACAACACATGGCGTATCTAATGGGTGCTGTTGAAAAAGATAATACAATGGGTCGTATTTTAATGAACATTGGTCGTCCTATTTGTAGGATTGTTGATATGTTACCTAGAGTTGCTAAGACACAACGCAAACATGGTTTGATTACTGTGGGTACTATTTGGTTCTTTTTGTTCTTTAGTTATTATACAGCATCAATATTGGTTAAATCATTTAATTTCATTAATAAAATTAAAAAAACAAAAATTCTGAAGGATGCATAAAATGGAATATTCTAAAGATATAGACCTCAATAGTGATGGTGTAATGTCAACCGAAGAAATTGAATTGTATAGAAAACATGTTGTGTATTATTTCGATACTCAAATTAATGCAGACATTCTCAATCTATCTGAAAAAGATAAATCAAAATTCTTTCAAATGTTTACCGATTATTCCGATATACTAGAAAAGATTTGGCATAAAGGTATTCCAATTATCGAACATATATTATATGAGGATCAATTTAAATCAGCTAAAGAAAATCCACATGATGGTATTGTGTGGGATGAATGTGAGATTGTAAAACAATATGAACACTGGAAACAAACAAAAGGTTAATGCCCTTTGGCATTATCCAATATGGGAACACCAGACCGACTTTGATAGTCGGTTTAATGAAGATTTACTCGATGAGATTTATTCTATAGCACAAGAAGTTTCAACCGAAGCAAATCCGAAAGAAAGTTTATGGGACTATGATAGACCCATGCTGCGTATTCTCAAGACTACACTTATGTCTATCACCAATAACCTTATATTAAAAGATATACCAGAGATACGAGAACTCAATTACAGGTTCAAGTGTGATATGGGTTGGCCAAACGTAAGAGAACCAGGTCAAGGCATTGAACTACATGGACATCCGGATGCCTCATTCGCTACCACTTATTATGTTAAAGCACCAAACAATTGTGGTGATTTGGTGTGTTATGTTAAAGATGGTAAGCAAATAAGAGTGAAACCAAAAGCCGGTAAGATTGTAATTATACCAGCATATATATTACATGAGATAGAATCCAACCAATCCAAAGATTTAAGGGTGTCTATATCAACCGATTTTACTCAGGTGGTTGACAAAGCGGCTGATAATGCGTTAGTATTAAAATCTTGGTGTCGTGATATGTTAAAGGTGAGAGATTGGAATTTTACAAATTAAAAAATAGGCTAATTGTTGGAGATTATATAATAAAAAATCTCCAGACCTCCTATGATTTAAATGAAGGTGGTGAATTTAAAGGTATAAAATACTATAACCTTGAATTGACTACAGGTCATAATTTGATTTGGTCATTAATACCAAAACAATATCATAAAGGTTTCTACACCTCATTGATGAAAATCAACACACAGATTCCACCACACACAGACACCTCAGATAAAACAGTAATTAATATCTATGTTAGACCAGAGAATTGTGTTACTGATTTTTATAAATTTAAGAGTAACACAAATAATACAAAGCAGATAACAAACCAAACTGATGGTTTCTTATACGATGAAAAGGATTTAATCATCAATAGTAATTTTTTAGCAAAGTACAATGATGTTTATGTACTTGATGTGACTAAACCACATTCAGTAAAACCACAAAGCAAATTTGAAGAACGGGTAATCATACAGCTCGGTACTTCTACTTATGTATTTAATGATGTATGTGATATGTTAAGAGAAACAGGAAACTTATAATGTTTTATGAAAAATTAGATTGTATTAAATTCGATCACGCTAAATTATTGGCTGATGTGAAGAAATATGTTTTTCCATTAGGTCAACAAGTGATTCAAGGCGAAGAATACGAAACACCAGCGTATCACGGATTTGGTGGTTGGTCATTGTTATCGAGTAATGGTGATTGGAAAGATGGATGGGATTTCTTTCAGAATGATGAAGGTGAAGCTATGGAAACTTTCTTTCCTAAAGATGATAATAATTATAAATCATTAAAGTTTTTTAGTATCTCCATGTCTACCGAACACAACAAACCTACACAAGGTTATCAAGGTGAAATTGCCAAAGTATTAGATCAAATCGAAGCCTTGGGTTTGACACCGAGGCGAGCTCGTGTTACTTGTTTAAAAGCAGGAGCTAAATCATTGGTACATAAAGATGCTGATGATAATGAATATATGGTTAGAATTCATATTCCATTGATAACTAACAGTAAGTGTAAATTTATTATGGCGGGTACAGATTTGTATATGGAAGCAGGTAATGCTTATATGGTTTGGGTAAATGATTGGCACCAGATTCGTAATGATTCTGACCAAGATAGATATCATATTATTATGGATGCTTATGATACAAAACATATTACACAAAATTTTAAATATGAAGCTAATATTCAAGAGCTATTTGATTTTCATAAATCTGTAAGAGAAAAGATTACTGAATCGGTAATTACACCAGAAGAATTTGAAAGATTTGAAGCTGTTCGTCAACAATTTGTTACAAAGTCAAAACATGTTTAATTTTTGTCCTCCTAAAGAGTTAATCGATTTAAAATCTGAAACCTTTCCTGATGGTAAGCGATATTACACATTAGAGGATGGTACTCGATTACCTTCCGTCACCACGGTGCTTGGCGCCCAAAAGAAGGAAGCCATCATGAAGTGGCGCAAGAGAGTTGGTGAAGTAGAAGCCAATCGAATATCTAAGCAAGCCACAGGCCGTGGTACCAATGTACACACTCTATGTGAAAGATATTTGAACAACGCCAGATTGGGTACAATCATGCCTGATGCGTTAGAAATGTTCCAGTCACTCAAACCATTATTGAATCGTATCGACAACATTCATTATCAAGAATGTGCATTGTGGTCCAAACAATTAGGTATGGCAGGCCGAGTCGATTGTATCGGTGAATTTGATGGAGTATTATCTGTAATCGATTTCAAAACCTCCAAAAGAATTAAATCATTGGGTGATATTGAAGATTACTTTTGGCAGACTGCGGCTTATAGCCTCATGTATGAAGAAATGATTGGTAATCCAATCGATCAATTGGTAATTATTATGGCAGTAGAGAATGAACAACCGATGATCTTTATTCAAAAAACTGAAGATCATATTCCAGGTTTAGTTAAGGCAATTAAATATTACAAGGAACAAAAATGAAAAAATTACTATTAAGCTTTTTACTCATTGGTGCAGGAATGGGAGTATGTGTTACTAGTCAAGCTTCTAGTTGCCCTGATTTGTATAATGGCACACCAATCGAAGTAAAAGGTACGGTTGAATTATGTAATACTTTCTTTGTTTCACTATATGATAAAGGTAATCATCGAGTGATTGTTGTGGCTGAACATTTGAAACATGGTTCTATTGGTTCCGCAGAAAGACTTAATCAATTTCATTCAGATGATAGGATTGGTAAGAATCCATCACCTACACAGTACAGTAATACTGGTTTCGATAAAGGTCATATGGCGCCCGCTGGAGATTCTTCTAACGCAGCGGAGATGTATCAAACATTTTTAATGACTAACATGACACCACAAAAACCAACACTTAACCGAGAGGCTTGGAGAATGTTGGAAGAACACACTAGAACATTATTCACACAATCAAAATCCGATATGTATGTGGTTAATATTGCTGTATATGCTGGTAATAATAAAATGAATGGTATTCCTGTACCAACCGGATACTGGAAGATTATAACAGTAGATGGCGCAACCACTTATTATTATGCAGATAACGTAGATAAAGCTCCGGTAGTACAAAAACCAAGAGTAACTATTGAATCTTTATTACCACAATAAGGTTGACAAGGCCTAAATATTACAGTACAATGACCATATAAATTAAGGAATCAATCATGAAAGTTAAGAAGATTGTTAAAGAAATGTATATGGCATGCGTTACACATGATGTAGCTAAAGAAAAAGAACTTTGGTTAAAAGCTATTAAAAAATCTTTGAAACATAAAAACACAACCGCCATTAAATAGGAAAATTGCTTATAAAACTACAATTCTGAATCCGATGCAATAAGGATTCTGCCAATTCGCCGGTGACGCTCACCGAATTTCAACACTCCACACAATAAAATCAAATTCGCAATTGGAGACCAAGATAACAGATTAACGTTATCGTAATCAAACAAGGAGATATGATGTTTAACAAACACAAATCCAAAATAGTAACAATCGCAGTATATTTTTTAACTTTCATTTTTATGGATCCATCCCTTTCTGGAGGATTCACAGATTTTATACTTAAAAAACAAATTAGTTCAGATTATAATAAACAGGTTGAATGCTTAGCAAAAAACATTTATTATGAATCGGGTAATGAATCCTATGAGGGAAAATTAGCTGTTGCACAAGTAACATTGAATCGTGTAAACTCCGGTAAATTTGCCACAGATATTTGTTCCGTAGTGTATCAAAAAAATAATGGAATCCATCAATTCAGCTGGGTTGGTATGAATGTAAGTGGTATTAAAGATAAATACCAATGGGAAGAATCCCAACTCATCGCCAAGAGAGCATTGACAGAACCTTATTTGCATGATATAATTGCTAGATCGAACGCATTATTTTATCATGCCGTCTATGTCACTCCTGGTTGGAATAAAGCCAAGGTTGTAACAAAGATAGGTAACCACATTTTTTATGCAAGTATCTAAAAAACCGTTTTATGATATACGAGAATATGGTGATGATGGTAGCTTAATGTTAGTGAGAATTCAGGAGAGAGAAAAGAAATCTCCTGGAATTCCTCCAGACATTTCACAATGTATGTTTTTGAATAATAATGAAATTGAACAATTAATGGAAATTTTGAATGCCTACGAAAGACGAAATACGGAACTTTAGTGTTCTAATTGAAACATTATCAACAGATAAACGATTAGGTTTAATGGATGCTATTTGTTATCATTGTAAACAAACTGGATTAGAAATTGAAGTGGCCGCAACTCTTATTTCTTCTGCACTCAAAGCAAAGATTAAAGATGAAGCTGAAGGTTTAAATTTGATGAAGAAAAGTTCCAAGTTGCCTATATGACCGAGAATAGTGGTTATGCAGCTTATGCTTTATGGAATGCTTTGAAGCTTCATTTTACCTCAGAATCGTATGACTATTTTAAATATCACGGTAAGACGAATGTTTCTAAACAGACATTCACCACAAACAAATCTAAGTATCAGTTTTATAAATTATCCCGAAAATATAGTTTAGAAGAATTAAAGAATTTCTATATTGCTAATTTTATTAAAGGTAATGCTGATTGGGTAGGAGATTTAATACAAGATGGTGATGAGAATTACCTCAAATGGCAGAAAACTCAACAGGCCTTGACATATACCTTTGAAAATGATACACTCTATTTGTTTGATAACTACAAACCAGGTGAGATGTTTAAGATTTCAGGTAATTATCCAAACCTACTAAAAGAGTTGATGCAAGGTAAGATACAGATTGAAACTTTGCTATATATGAATATGATAATGGGTTTCTTGCCTGTTTGGAAAAAAGAAATACAAGAAGATGTTGTTTGGCCTGATTGGGAATTGAAGTTGAGAAAATATCAACCATTCATATTCGACCAATACAATATTCAAAAATTTGAAGATATATTAAGAGAAAGAATTTCAGATGCAAAAGCCAAAAATTAGTTGTATCTATTTGGATATGGATGGTGTGATTGCTGACTTTGTAAAACGATACAAAGAACTCTATGATATGGAACCAAGAGAAGCCGAAAAGAAAAAAGAATTCAATAAATATTTTGATGAGTTCATTGCCACAAATCAATTTGCTACTTTAGATTTAATGCCAGGTGCTATGGATGGAATTACATTCCTTCGTAAAGCTAATGTTCCTACGCAGATGTTATCTTCTACGGCTACTGAAGATAAGTATCATGATATTTCTAAACAGAAAATGGTTTGGTTACAAACTCATGGTATTACATTCACACCCAATTTTGTTCCAGGTAAAAAACACAAGTACAAATATGCGGCCCCAGACAAAATCATTATTGACGACACACAATCAGTAATCGACCAATGGAACGCAGCAGGTGGTATTGGTATTCTTCATAAAAATTGGCAAGATACTTTGGCAATATTGAAGATATATCTTGACTGAGCCTAAATAATATGATATACTAGTAGTTGATTATGAGTAGTACAGTAGTTTTTGATAGTAGTTTATATTCCGTTTATATACCGTTAATACGAAAGGCAACATCATGAGTTCATTCTCGAACATGCAACGCAATTCTGGCAATCTAGCCAAACTCCAAAAAGCAGTAGAATCCCTCAGCACTTCAACTGAAGGTGGCAGTGAAAAATCCGACAATTATTGGAAACCCGAAGTAGATAAATCAGGCAATGGCATGGCCATTATCCGTTTTCTTCCTGCAGGTGAAAAAGATGGTGAAGATGGACTACCTTGGGTTAAAATCTTTACACATGGTTTTCAAGGACCTGGTGGATGGTTGATCGATTCATGCTTGACCACAAAGAATCAACAATGTCCAGTATGTGAACACAATTCAACATTATGGAATTCTGGCATTGAAGCTAACAAAGATGTAGCTCGCAAACAAAAGCGTAAGTTGAATTACATTGCTAACGTTTATATCGTTTCGGATCCTAAGCATCCAGAAAACGAAGGTAAGATTAAGTTGTATAAATTTGGTAAGAAAATCTTTGATAAGATTACTGAAGCAATGAATCCTGCTTTTGAAGATGAAACAGCAATCAATCCGTTCGACTTATGGAAAGGTGCTAACTTTAAGCTCAAGATTCGTAAGGTTGAAGGTTATCAGAATTATGATAAATCTGAATTTGAATCAACTTCAGCGTTGTTGGACGATGATGCTGAATTAGAAAAGATTTGGAAGAACGAATTCTCATTACAGGAGTTGATTGGTGATAAAGAGTTCAAGACATACGATGTACTGAAATCTCGTCTTGACAAGGTTCTTGGTTTGAATGGTGAAGCACCACGAACAACCGTAGAACAAGTTAAGGCAAAAGAGTTTGCTGCACCTAAGAAACAAGCAGAAGATTCACCTTTTAAAGATGATACATCCGAAGATGATGACCTGAGTTATTTCAGTAAGTTAGCTGAAGAAGATTAATTCTCACTAAATAGTATTAACACGGCCACACCCTCTATCGAAAGATACGGTGTGGTTTTTTATTGGTTAAACTACTACTGAACTATTACTGAGAAATCTATCCAAATCAGAATTTCTTTGTTTAGCCGTATTGGTAGATAAAACTCTAGATGGTTTACCACCAATATTATTCACACTATTATTTACAGAAACTACCGACTCTCCAGAACTTAATCCGAGTTGATTTTCCAGTGATGCTGGTATACCAGTTCTAGTTTGTGTTTGTGTTTCTGGTATTGGTGTCTTTGGTTGAATCGGAGGTATTATAGCGTTATCAATTTTTTCAGATATCTGTTTTTCATCAGCATTTTCAAAGTAATCGAATGCTTGACCGGCAAGATATTTACCAGCAGGTACACCTAATAAGAATCCACCTACACCACCAGCAATACCACCAATTGCTGTACCTACAACCGGAACAATACTACCCATTGTAGCACCAACCGCAGCACCAAGTTCAGCACCGCCAATTCCACCCAAAGCACCGCCAACAGCTTCAGTAATCCTCTTTTTTAATTCCGTATCGGTAATTCCACCATCTTCATGTTCTTCAATTGCATCTTCAACATCCTCATACAATTGTACACCTCCTGCAATTGTACTTAATAATGGAATTTTACCAATAACCTTTAGTACTCCTTTAGCAGCTTTGAGTGCTTTGGTAACTTTAGACACCTTAGGAACATTTGGTTTTGCTGCATACCTTCCTGTTCCTTTATCCCTATATCGTATCTTACCTTTTTTATCGGTTTCTGGTGTAACTTCTCCTGGAGCACCTTTAACGCCTGCGCCACCTTTTCCCGGAACAGGCTTAGGTTCACCAAAAACTTTCGGAAACTTACTTTTTAATCCTTGCCAGGCAGCTTCTAATCCGGCCATTCTTAGAACAAACTTTCCGAGGAATTTAGCAGTACCTAAAGCAAATTTAACAACACCTTTTATTAATCCTCCAGCCCATTTAACAAGTTTGAATATTATTTCACCTTCAACAAAATGCTTTAAGAAATCCATAAAACCAGAATCTTTATCTTTGCCTTCTTCTGGTTCTTTACCCACTCTCTTATAAGATTTCATAAAGTCGTGAATTGACTTCACTAATTCTTTGTGTCTGCGACCATCTTCATCTAATTGTTCTTGTCTAAATGATCTTTCGATTTCATCATTTAATTTATATACTTCACCAGACTTGGTCATAAAGTTATACATCTTACCGAGTACATCTGCAACAGAGTCGCCTATTCTAAGTGGTTTAATTGGACCATTACTAACTGTTGTATATTTTGGATCTTTATTCTTTTTTGATTTACCCATACCAAAAAGTTTTTTGGCACCAAAACCAGCAGCTGACATAACACCGCTAGTCAATCCTTCAGCAACATCTCCAAATAATCCGGGTCCAGCCATTTGTCTGGCTATATTTCGAGGATCTAGTCTTTTTCGGATTCCACTTGTTGCATCTTTTAATTTATCAAGTGCATAATCACCAACTTTTGAAGTGGTGTTT